CCCTAAGAATTCGCAAGGTTCTTAAGACACGCAAGGCGGGCAAATAATGAGATGGAATAGCGCGGGCAAATTTCAAGCCTCCCGCAAGGGGACAGCGCGGGCGCATCTTTACTATTTCGTAACGCAACACGGGACAGGTTCGCAAGAATGGTGCGCGGGTTTCTATGGATACGGCAAACAAATCGTGATGAAATCGGCGGGAACATTCAAGACCGCGAAAGAGGCGCGAGAATATTGCGAGAAAGTAGACCGCGAGGCGGTACTCATTCAAGCGGTATAAGTGAGGCAACTCACAGCCCCGCACCCTTGACAGAGGGCGCAGAGTTCGAGACTCTAGCGGGGCACGGGAACAATCCCACAAATGACAGGAGATGAAACAAATGAAACAACTAAACCAGAGAGACGCGGTTCATTACATTATGACCCGCGAAGAGTTCAAGGCGTCTGCACTATCGGGAAACTTTAAGGACTACACACCAAGCGAGGGACGCCTAAACCGCGAAGAATACGCCCTCTTAGAGTCTGCTATGAATGAGTCTAAAATCGCTTTCGTAGTCTTCTCATACGGCACGCCTATCGCTTGGCACACAGACGCCCGCGGTTGGTACGTAGTAGAGCAAAAGTTCAGCCCGACAACAAGCAAGCACCAGAGCCTAACCCGTCGCGCTATTGCCGAAAGTCTGGCGGTGATTGTATGACCGCTTTATTTCTAGCCCTTGCACCTCTTGCCTTGCTATGTATTGCGGGCATACTATTAGACAACGACACAACGACAGGAGAATTTTAAAATGCAAACCAAAATGGAAGACCTTCACCGCCTTGTTGCGGTGCTTGAAGAGTTAGTAAAGCCACTACTAGAGGGCGACCCAATAGAGGCGACGTACGAGTCCAACAAACGCCCGCACCTAGTTCTACAAGTAGGAAGCAAAACCTACGGGCGAGCCTTTAGGATTTTCTTCTCTGGCGGGAGTAAGTACGGCTCAGGACATTGGGAGCCTCGCGGGTTTAGCGATTACCTAGGCGGAACAAAAGCAGAAGCGGAGCGAACTCTCAGAAGCCTTATAGCGGGCATTCGTACGGGCTTGATGATTGCAGAGAGGGGCAACGAATGAACCTTCAAGAGGTAGACACAATTCAAGACTTGAAAGAATGGGCAGAGGAAAACCTAAAGGGGGCTAGAGTGACGATAGATAGTGCGGGCACTGTCGTGATTCATACGGGTTTAATCTCCACTATGGGCGGATACCTACACGAAAGCGAGGCAGAGTGATGCCAATCTGCGGAGACTGCTTACGACCTGTCAATGAATGCCACCACGGGCAAGAGATAAGGCGGAAGTGTTAGCCCTTGCGCTAGCCCTGACTCTTACTCTTCCCGTTGCGGTAGATGGTGACACGATACAAAGCGGTGAGTCTTTCGTCCGACTGGTACAAATTAATACGCCTGAGAGACGGGAGTGCGGTTATCAAGAGGCAACGGAATACACCGCAAAGTTTCTAAAACTAAATGGAAAATTGGTCTTGACTACGGATAAAAATCTAGATAGTTTTGACGGGTATGGCAGGGCACTAGGTTACTTGACAAAGGGAAACCGAAATCTAAACTTAGAGTTGGTTAAGTATGGGTACGCAAAGCCTTATTTCTACAAGGGAATGAGGGGAAAGTATGCAAACTTAATCGAGAAGTATGCTAGACAAGCAAAGGCAAATCGCCTAGGCTTATGGAAATGCAACGACAGGAGAATGAAATGAATACAGAACAACAAATCCAAACAGCAATAGATAGCCTCAACGAGGCAATGCGATTAATGAAAGAGTTGGGATTGATTACAGAGGGCGACGAAGATGAGTGAACCACAACTCAACGACCCAGTATTTTACGACGACTCAGAATGGATTATGTGTAGCCAATGTGACAACGAGTTTGACTTCAACACTTACAATTCCAAGACGTGTGAGTCTTGCGAGAACGGGGAAACAAATGGGTAAGGAATTTCAAATTACGTATGAAGTTAAGGGGATACAGGTTGTCAAGGTATCTTTACCAGAGGGTACAGACGTGCCCGCAAACTGGAATTCCCTGAGCATTCAAGAGCAGGACGAATGGTTGTACGAGCACGAGATTAAAACAGAGAAGTATTACGAGGACATTCACTACTCTTTACCCGCATCTATTCTAGAGATACGCCACTTAAAGGTAGTCGTATGAGTATCACTTTACTATTTGTAATTTTATTATTAATCAGATACCACAAAAGAATAAAATACTACTATCAGAATTGGACAAGAGATGACGCTACCAGACAGAAGTTGGCACGCAAGAGGTAACTGCAACAACCACCCAGACCCAGATTTGTGGCACTACGAGAACCCAAGGTTGTTAGATGAACAACAACTAGAAGTCTTACGAAGTGTTCAGGCAATAGAGTTATGCCACGCCTGTCCAGTCAGGCTTGATTGCTTGAAGCAAGGGCTAGATGCAGAGAACCTAGAGTACACAGGCGGGCACGGTTCTATTTGGGGTGGGTTGCTTACAGTTGAGCGGTATTTACTCACAACTAAACACCCAAAACAGGTTCGAGTTAAGGCAGAGTCACGACACAGAGGGAATGTTCGACGAAAGATTGCTAGAATAGATAAATGAAAAAACGATTTATAATTCTATCAACTCTTGTTGCTATCGCAGTTATCACACCAGCAACTCACAACGTGGGTGTGCACGTGGACATTGAACCCAAAAAGCCAGAGGTTGTACAGACCCAGGCAACAATGGAACAGAAGAAAGCCAACAAGATAATGGCAATGAAGTTTGCCAAGGCAGGATGGAACTGGGATAGAACTCAGCGCAAATGTGTTTACTCGTTGTTTATGAAAGAGAGTAAGTTCGACCATTTAGCCAAGAACAAACAGGGCAGCAGTGCATTTGGTATCGGACAGGTATTGAAGGAGACAAGCAAAGACCCAGCGATACAGATACTCAATGCTTATAAATACATCAAGCACCGCTACGACACACCGTGCAAGGCGTGGTCGCACAGCCAGCGCAGAAACTGGTATTGATGCTTGACTTAACTGGCAAGCCCATACTAACCTGTATTTGTGGGTGCAAGATGTTTGTGCTCACAGTAATGTGGGACGAAGAGACAAGAGAAGTAGGTTGGTACGATTTAAAGCAGGAATGCAAGGAGTGTGGGGCAATTAGCACCGCACCAACACCGATAGATTGGAGAGATGAATGAACGACCAAAGAGTTTACGTTAAAGACTTAGGGCATAAGCACCTATTTGTAGAGGCACACGTGCCCAAAGAATTATTTATGCAGTTGCTAGAAGACTTCAAGAATAATGGGTTCCACGTTGTGGGAGTAATGGTGGATAAATAATGCCTAACTATGAGTACAGATGTCGTAAGTGTCACTCACTTACAGTTATAAATCGCAAAGTTGAAGAGCGAGATGATGAAGTTACTTGCCCTTGTGGGCAGGTGTCTAGTAGAATTTACAATGTACCAGGGGTCCAGTTCAAAGGGACTGGATTTTATTCAACAGGAGGATAGTATGTGCAATGTATGTAACGCAGGCGGGTGTACTAATTGTGCACCAAAGAATGACACACTACAATTTGCTAGCGGTAAAGAGATAGAAGAGTTCTACGACTCATACGGCGAATCACTTTGGGTAGACCCAGCAGAATCAACACCTGAATCTTCCTGAGGTACGTCGTCGTTATCGCGGAATGGTTTGAACCCACCAATCTTGTTAATGAGTTTACGAATGGCACGCTTGTGGCGCATACGAACCGCATCTTCTGTACCCATATCTAATTCTTTTGCAATGTCACCGAAGTCCATTGACTCTGCATAGCGTAGGAATAAAACTTTCCTGTCGTCCTTTGGCAGTTTCCAGAATGCGTAATCAACTTCAATCATCATAGCCATAAGGTTGCCACCCTCATTAGGTGCAGATGGACGACCAGTTCTACCAAGGTTTAGTTTATGGGTTACGCCCCACTCACCACGTAATACAGGAGGCAGCAATGCCTCAACCATATCTGCTTCATAAAAGAATAAATCGCTTGTCTCGTACCCACCAGACTTTGCTTTCCAATGGTTGCAATAATCTAAGGCTTGATTACGTAGGCTACGATAGATAAGGTTCTTTGCATCCTTGTCGCCTATCTCTTCCCAAGCATCTAGTTTATTTGGGTGCTCAACAAACCACTGATATAAAGATTGTTTGATGTCCTCAATATCAACAGTCGGAGACTTACGAGAATACTCAGAGGCAACAGCATCAACAACATACTGCCAGCGTTCTATCCTTGCCCACTCAATCATTGAATCTTTGTCCCGTCCACTATCTTGAGGAAGGTAACTGGCTTCATCATCTTATTCTTGTTAGCAAACTCAGTTGTAACTGGCAACCATTTATCTTCCCAGACAAGGTTGTCCATCAAGTCAAGGCGGAAAGACCACACACCCTCAGGTGTATAGTTAATGTAGTAAGGTGTTAACCCAAGTTCAGCAGACTTAGTGATAAGAAAGTCATACTTCTTCTTCTCAAGCAACAACGTATCGTAATGCGTGTTGCGTGACTTAAGTTCAATAAACATCTTATACATATCTGTGATGCAGTCGAACCCATCGAAGAGTTCTGGGGAGTGTATTAAATCTGGGAAATGTTCTTCCTTGAGCCAGTCAAATAACTCCTGCTCTTTCATTCGTCCCACTTACCTCTTAACACTAGCAACCCAATGATTGCATAGTTAGCCATATCCTTGAAGGAGTCTTCTAAGGATTCGTGCTCAGGGCTTGCGCCACTGTCAATCAGATTATTAATGCGTGCTAACTTATCGTGCATACGCACACGCAACCCATTGATTGCACCGCCTGGTGCTTGGGAAATATTCTTTGGACCATAATCTTTATGCTTAGAGATAAGCAGTTCAGATAATTCTTTTGTTATGTTGGCAAGGTTTACTTCGAGGTGGAGTTCGCGTGCAACAGCGGAATGGCTAACGAAACCATCAATGAAGTTCCCTGAGTCTCCGTCTTTACCACGTTTAAACCCAAGTTTGTTAGATACTGAATAATCTGCCATATCTCTTCACGCTCCGCCTTCGTTGTCATCTGGTTCCTCCGCTAGTAAATTTTGTAAGTCTCGGTCAAAGTCCTGAAGTGCAGACTTCACAATCATATCCTCAACCAATTCATCTACTAGGTCGTAACCATTCTCACTAGCAAATAGTGTAACATAAGTAGACTGAGTTATCAGTTTAATCTGGTCAGGGTCGTATGCATTGTCGAACAAGAACCGAAGCATTGACCCTAGCATAAGTTTAAATCCAGAGGGCAACAGGTAGTACGGGTCGAAGGTTTCGTCCTCGTCCAAGTAATGGTCTATCAAAGCAAACGAATCGGGAAAGGTTATGTTGCAGTCGTGGCAATGATTATGGGGAGGCTCTTCCTCAATGTTCATTTACACCCATCTTTTGATTGAAGTAGTCAACACCGTCTTGCACGAACATTGAATTAACATCGTGTCCGTCGGGTAGTTGAATGATAGTAACTGGTAATTCTCTGGCAAGACTGCGGGCGAACTCTGTCCCTGGTTGGTCCCCATCTGCGAATACAAAGACCCTTTCAAAGTCCGCCAACAATCGTGTGTAGTGTTTCTTCCAACTGTTCGCACCTGGTACTCCAACACAGGGAATCCCAACGCAAGCAGAAAGAGTAAGGGTATCCAACTCGCCTTCACAAACTCCAATAAAGTCACTGGCTCTCTCCACATCTAGCACATTATACATCTTAGTTTCAGCCCCAGTCATACCCATATACTTTGGTTCAACCGCAGGGTTTAAACTTCTAAATCTTAAATCAACTACGCCAGTCTTGGTAATGTAAGGGATAGATAACCTACCCTTGAATGCTTCGTGCCCTGTCTCAGGCTCCGCGACTACGCCTAATGACGCCAGACGTGCTACCTCCAGAGGAATACCTCTGCTTCTTAGGTAATCTTCCGCCTGATAAATGTTTTCCGCGTACCCTGCTGCTGCTTTCCCCAGTAATTCCTTCTGCAAAATGCTTTGCTTCATTGAAACTCATCCCCTCTTGTCTGACAATAATTTGAATGCTGTTGCCTTGGACACCACAGGCGAAACAAATGAAGATGTTCTTATCAAGGTTTGCACTTCCTGACTGGTGTGTGTCTGAATGAAACGGACACTTGAGATTAACTTGCCCGTGTGTTTGTCTAAGATTCGCACCGTAGTGTCTGAGTATGTCCGCGATTGGCGGAAGGTCGCTGTCAATTCTTATCACCATATCCTGCATCTCTTAATAGTTTCACTGCATCCTCCAACCTGAGTAAGCATACCCAATCGGATACGCTCTTTTCTCCTTGACCATTCAAGCGTAGCACTACTATGCCTAGGTCTTTATCGTTTGCTCTATCTTTTAATTGTTGAATAGCAGCACTAGGATTAAATCCTGTTCTTGCCTTTACTTCCCAATCAATACCCACAGTCCCAGTAACGTCAGTCCCACTGCGACCAGCCCCAGTACTCTCAGCAAAAGGGAAGCCATTGTCAACCAGATAATTAGCCAGTACTTTTTGACTACGATATCCCCTATGTTTGCGTGATTGTGAAGCCACTTACAAAGCACTCTTATCCTTATTCAGGATACGAACAGCCCACGCTAAGCCAGCGTTGAGTCCATCAGTCCACTCATCTGTGACTGGAACCTTGGCTGCTTCAATCTTTTCAATCAATGCTGCCGTCTCTCGCTTAACTTCAAGCAAGATATAAGCACGCATCTCTTGCGTCATATCATCTTCTTCTTCTCGTATCATTATTCTCCTATGAGTTCTCTGGTATGTCGTCCATAAACATATACTCAGGATTAAATGCTAGCCACGCTAGCAAATCCCCGTTCGCATCTGCTCTTCCGTATCTATTCTTTACAGGTGCAATAGCCATAGAAGTACCAACAACTCCAAGAGTACAAATAAGAGCAGGAAGTTGCGCGACTTTACCTTGAAGAGCCGACCTAGGCTGGCAAGGATTACCAGGTACAGCCTCAGAAGTATGATGCAAAATAATAATAGCAGCGTTAGTATCACGAGCAAGGAATTTCAACTCCTTCATAATCGCACGCATAGATGCGAACTCTTCACCACCATCGGTGGCAATGTCCATTAAGTTATCAACAAAGATTGCAGTAGGTGGACAACCCCACAACTCTTCGAAGGCTTGAACTTCCTCATCTATGTCTTGCAGAGTAGGAGATGATTCAAATGACCAGACAATGTGTGCACCTCGTGAGAGAGTTGCCTTTGTCCAGCCGTAGTCATTGTTCATTAGAGTTTCAACATCAGTCTGATTCTTACCGCTAATCATTGATGCAAGGCGCATAGCCATAGTGTGAGCGTTAGTATCTGCTGAAATATATAAGCAAGGTACCTTCATCTTGAGGGCTAAAGCCAGTGCCAGAGTGGACTTTCCCACACCTGGAGTACCTGCCAACATAGAGACTTCTGCTCTGCGTAAAATTATTTTGTTGTTATCAAATGCACGGAACACAGAGGGCAATGGTTCTCCACCGATGTCTGCTCTGCCTACTGAACGGACAAGAGTTCTCATCCTTTAGTCTTCTCAATGTCTTCTAAAGCAGCGTTGTATCCTTCTTTGTAACCATCAACGTATGCTTCTTGTAATAAATACTTAATTGTTTTTTCCATTTGTATCTCCCGTCTTAAGTTGGAAGAGGGGTAAATATCTTCCCCTAATAAATACCCCTCTACCAATTCTAGTTTATGTCAATGTCTAACCATTGACTGGTGAGCATTGCCCTTGGTCTTGTGGTTGCTGACAAACCCACATCCGATACGGCTTGCCGTTCTTCTTCGAGATTCCCGATAGGAACTTTCGCTCCCCGTGTAGACACGTTGGCGTGGTACCTGATGCTTCCGCTGTCGGGGCGGTTACGAAGGTAGGAGTTGCTTGCTGCGCGGGAGTTGAAGTAGGCGTTCCCAAAGGGGCTGCCACACCTGCACCATTTAGCATTCTTCCTGTTGCTGCAATCTGTGTTGAGTAATCAGAGATTCCCTCTAGCAATACGCTGAGTTCATCTGCAGTATTAGCACGGACATTTACCATATCCCCACCGTTGGTCTTGTATGAGACCTGTAACTTCCAATCTTCTGCCATTACTTGTCCTCCTTCTTTAGGCTAGGAAAACCTAGTGCTTCCCTTGCTTCATCTTGTGTAATGATTTTCATCTCTAGTGCAACCAACACATCCTGTGCTGTTAGCGTATTTACTTTGTGCATTTATTTGTCCTTCGTGAATTGGCAATGTTCTGTGAGTCCACAGAAATTGCACGATTGTAGGTTCGGTAGAAATATACCAGCCTTGCGTGCTTTGTCAAAGCCATCAACAAAGTATTCAAGCGTGTCCTGGGTATATCTACTTAGGTCAATCATCTCTCCTGTCCCCGACTCACGAGACATCCAGTAGTTTCCTAGATTGACTTCAACACCCAGCATCATCTCGACTCCTATTTTGTAGAAGCCCAACTGAAGGTCAGACTGAGGACGTGCACGAGAGGTCTTCAAATCAACGATAACTAACTTACCGTCGACCTCAAAGATTCTATCGATGAACATCTTCACTGGTACTCCAGCGATGACTGGGTTTAACTCTAACTCGATAGCCTTGGCACCCTGAGGTGTTGTCCAGAGTTTCCAGTTAGGGTTGTTCTTGCGCCATAGGATGTAGTTGTCAGTCCATATGGAACCTTGTTCGTACCACCAAGTAGCATCTTCCTTGTTAGGGTTGAGTTTAGTTGCTCGTCCTGCTACTCGTGCAGTGGTGAAGTCAAGACCTTCGGTCTCCTTACGCCACGCTTGTTCCCATAGTGGGTTAGTTGTCATAGTCATACAACTCTGCTGCTAAGTGAAATGCTCGTCCGCCTGCTGACCAGATAGATGGTTCCTCTGGTACCTGAAGTAATCTACCTAGGTAGTACTGATATCCACAGGTCAGGTAAGTGGTAAATGCTGAGTAGGATATATGTGCTGGCAGTTCATAACTGTCTAATTTAATCATCGACTTCTCCTGTCTTAAAGTTGTTACATAGTCCTCCCTTAGAGGACAGGAGGGTACTCGATAAGGGAGAACTATGTAAATCTATTTAGTTATTATTATATAATTATATATATAATATCGGCGCTTCGCGCCTTATATTAATTAATATTAATAATTAATAATCTGAGTATACACACAACTGACCTGACTGTAAGTTAGCGACACGCCGATGACCCTACAGAAATGACAAAAAGACCCCCAAGCCATAGGTAATCCTATGACCTGAGGGTCTAAGTGTCTTAAAACCGCCTTGGAAGGCGTATAGAGGGTATTACTTTGAACCGCGACCAAACTCTGGGGCAGAGTTGTCTAGCCACTTAAGTAGTGGACCAGCAAACCCAGCCGCTGCTGCCATTGCCAGAGTCTTAAGGTCTGACTCGCCAGCAAGGAATAGTGCTACAGCAGATGCTGCTGCTGCACGAAACCAAGTGAGTGATAGTTGCTTGAATTGTTCCATTGTTCCTCCTAGGGGATTAGGATTTTGCACTGTGCAATTTGCAACAGGTGCAAACTTCAGTTTTGTACGCCTTCTTAGCGGGCGTAGGTGTTACCTTTGCAATAACTTGATTAACAATCTTAGGTTGATTCATCCACCAAAACCAAGGAGAAGTATCGGTACCCATAGTGGACTCAATAGAAATATGTAGATGCTTATTATGAGGATTACTCCCAGTGTACCGTCTGTTTCCCAACTTAGATTTTTCTTTAGACCAAATTTTTCCTTTGAAGATAAGGTACTTAACACGCTTGTCTTCTTTAAGTTTCTCAAAAATTTCTTCACAATCAATACCATTCTTAGGGTCGTGTGTTAAGTCAACTGCAAAACCAGTGTTATGGTCGCTCACAGGACTCTGCTTGAGATGAGCGTTCGACGGCAGAAGACCATCGCTGGCTTTCATACGCAATGGTGAAATCGCTGTGGCTTGTCGAAGGACAGCAATAGCGGCAGGTGTGGCTTTCTTGGCAACAGTTTTCATTCATTCTTCCCTCGCTGTAACATCATCTGGTAGAGGACTTCTACTTTTTCTTCTAGTCGTATGACCGAATCCTTTAGGCTTGAGCCTGAGTTAGGTTTCAATTCATAAAGGTAATGCTTAACTAGCCATCTTACCGAACCAGCAAATGCAGATACGATTGCGATTACAGATACGATTAGCCCAGCCCAGTTTGCTGCGGTCATTGATTGCGCTCCTAAGAGTTATACGGTACGGATAGTGATTTGTAAGATTCCACCAAAGCCATCAAAGCGCTTATCTGGTGGGGTCAAGCGGGTGAACGTAACTTGTTCGATAACAGCCTGACGAGATTCGCCAGTTGTTAGGTCTTGCCAGGTAATAACATCTCCGTTGCCTTCGATGTCTTCAAGTAAACGAATCTTGTCGAAGGCTCTGCCTTCGTATCCAAGTAGTACGTTGTAGCGGTCAGTCTCAATGTCATAGCAATAGACAGGGAACTGCATCACACGTTGACGTGGAGTAGCAATAGTTGCTTTAGCCTGGTAGCCCTTAAATACTGGACCCTTGCTTGAGTCTGTTCCATCCCTGTACATAATAAACTTATAAGCCAAGTACTCTTGTGCGGTAGCAGGAGATGAAGTTGTTACCTCTGGCGCACCAACTGATGCGTCATAAGAGATAACGTCATACTCTGTGCCGTTTTCATCAACAGTATCTAATGTCATAGAACCGTAGGTGAAGTCACCTCGACCTAATAGTCGCTTGAAGTTCTTCTTCTCAAGTGTGTTGTATCGAATGTTGCCAGTCTTTAAGTAACCTGTAGGAGTTAACTGCGACATATTCTCAATGTATGTATATCCAACAGCAGATGTCGATGTTGCTGTAGTAACAAAAGATAACTGGTCTGTGCCATTCATAAATGCACAGGCAGTTGTCTGGTGACCAGTAACTCCTGGGTAATAGATGTCGTTAGCATAAGCAAAGCGAAGTGGTTCTAACTCTGTACCTAAATCAATACGGATAACACCAGGCTCACCGTTGACAGATGTAGCACACCACACAAAGCGGTCACGTGCTGCGAAGTCATAGCAAGGCTGACTTGTTTCCACAATCAATGGACCATAGTTAATTGAACCATCAACATCTGAGACAGTTGCTGCTCGGATACCCTTGTTAGTTCCAATCATCATAAAGCCTAGGTAGTAATAAATCTTGTGACAGATTTCTCCTACTGGTAGTTCTGCTGCGACAACTGCTGATGTCAGAGTTGGCATAACTCCAGCAGTAGAGAGTGTGAACTTAATGATTGTTGACTGAATGCCATTGTATCCAGCAATATAAATTGCAGAACCAGATGCGGCTATAGAACTATAGACGTGGCTGGTTGAGGGATGCGTGTAGATGGCTGTTGGCATAGCCACCGCAGATGATGAGAACTCATACACTTTGTTGTCAGCGCACATAACAATACGTTCTTTGACATACTCCATAGTTGCGTTAGCAACTGTTCCGACTTCATCAAACATCTTTGTAACATCTGCAGTTGATGCTGATGTGCCAGTCAAAGGCTTCTTATAAACAGTCTTCTTTGTAGCAGTATTGGTAATCCAGAATGCAGTTGTACCATCATCACAAATACCAAAGACAGGAGTGTCCGTGCCAGAGATGTAGTCAATGAAGTGAGTCACTGTTCCATTTGATGCAATCTTGTCAACGTCATACTCATCCCACAACAAGATGCCAGATGTACTACCGTACTTGATTGAGCGAGCAGTTTGAAAAGGTCGACCATTCGAGCGAATCTGCCCAGTGACATTGTGACCTTCTGTAACATTGTTAAGTAGGGTTACTTCACCCTGCTTGAATACATCCACACCCTTGCTATCTGCAAAACGATAGTGACCAAATGGGTCAGAGGTTTGTGGGTCAAAGTAGACAATGCCTGTACCACCGTGGAAAGAAGACTGTGAACGAATCCACCAACCAGTTAGAGATTGCTCTCCTGGTTCTGTCTGGTTGTCGAACTGGTCTTTACGAAATGGTGCTGTCTGTCTAACATATGGTCGTGCATCACTGATTGCGTAGATGAATGGAAGTCCACCGATTGCTACATCATAATTGATGTCAGTGTTCTGCCAGATTGCACCGTCGGAAACGATACCAATATCAGTTGCGATGGCTCGCGTTGGACGACCTTCGGTAATATCACGACCAGCCACTTAGACTCCTTAGGGTTTGTTTTGCTCTATTTCTTTTTTCAATGTTTGCCAACTCCAGTAGAGACCGTAGTAATCTACGTCTAACGAGAATCGTTTCATATGTCGTACTAGCGCACCTGTGTGTGCGTATAATGGAATGCCTGCTTCTTTGAGTTTGCGGAAGAACACAATGTCTTCTCCTACAAACTTATCGCCTAATCCTTCTTGCTCTGCAAACAAAGATTGGTCTGGGTACTTAGCACGTAGTGCTGGTATCACAGACTTATGCATCAATGTAAAGCCAAGCCCTGCTGAGTCAACTGGTATTACTTGATTCTCAGGTAGTGGATGCACGTGGCGTAGTGTGTGTTCGTCTACATTGTGGAACAGCGCAGGAAACGGTTGGGCTAGCGTGCCTTCGTTCTGCTTAGAGATGAAGTAAGTGCCAGTTACTACTGGCTTACCAATCTTGTCTGCTGCATCCCATACTTTAGTCAGTACGTGGATATCCATTACGATGTCTGAGTCAACCCATAAGAGCCAATCAGTTTTAATCTGGTCTGCCCAGTAATCAAAGAGTACTTGGCGTTGTCTTCCGATTTGGTTACCTTGCACTCGCATACTGTGTGTAATTTCAATATTGTTGGCAGGAGCCTGGAGGGCTATGGAAACCATACCCTCTGTGAACTTGCCATCTGTATTGCCGTTGTCACACCAGCCTAGTGCTACTGTTCCCTTGTTTACTTTAGCCATTGCGTCCCCTGCTTTCGTTATTCTGTTGGTAGTACTACTTCAACCCAAGATAAGGTTGGCTCATCCCAGGTAAAGAACTTACCCTCTTCTACTGGATATGGTACAGGTGCCTGCCATTTAGCGTCAGCGTCTAAAGTCCAAGAAGGAAATGGTTGAGGCGCAAAGAAATGGTCAGCAACTGGGTCATAGGTATAGCCAATGCCAGCATAGTTCTTACGGATTGTAGCGTTATAAGATGTCTGAACCCAGCGGGTATCCTCACCTAGTAGAGACTTGCAGAACATAATGCCCTTAGTCTCGTTCTCTACTCCGTCAAGAAGTAGTTCCTCGTTAGCCACAACAATTACCTGTGTGACTACATTGTTTTCATCTAGTTGTGCAAAGTGTGCCATCTCATCCCTCACTTAGATAGTGCAGCAATTTCCTCGGCTGTTAATCCGAGTGCTGCTAACTTAGCCTGTGCTGATTCCTTAGAAGCCTGTGCTGTTGCTTCTGCTGCTGCACGCTCTGCTTCTCCTGCAGCGCGTACTACTGCATCTACTTCGCGCTGTGCTAGTTCTTCTGCTGTTAAAGGGCGTTCAATGACTTCCCCTGTTTCACAGTTTACTTCGATTGCTGTTGTCATTGTTGTCTCCTTATGATTTGTTGATGCCATATAGATAAAAAGTTGAGTATTGAGTAAAGTCTCCATAACCAACATCTGTGCTTAATGTAATTGAATTTATTGCTGCTGTTCCAGACCACCTGCCAGCCACAAGCATAGCATCTGCTGCAGTTCCATTATTTTGATTTAACGCATCAACGCTATAAGATTTTGCAGATGACCCAAAAGCATTGGGTATATAAATCTCCGAATTACCAAAAGTATTTGCTGTGTAACTAGAGCGGGCAATGCTTAAGCCAGCGTAACCAATAGTTTGAGCAGATGAAGATGATGATGAAACATTTGAACCATCACCTCTAAATTGACGCATAGAATAGTTAGCACCGCTATCAGAATTAAATCTAATTAACATATCTCCGTAGTTTTGAGTGCAGCGTCCACTTGTTTTTATAATCAAGTCAGTGTACCCAGTCTGAGGTATTCCTGAAAAAGTAACACTAGCAGCACCACCACTGCCAACGATATTAGAAGCAATTAATGTATATGTAGTAGCCATTATGCCGCCTTAATTCCATAGAGGGTGAAGGTGCTACCAACAATATAATTATCTCCACTTGTTGCTAAGTTTATGCTAGTAATAGCGGCTGTATTACGCCACATTCCGACACCTGCGCCAACCTCAACCGATGCAATACTGTATCTACCTATGGCTGTTTTGAAAGTTGTAGTATTAGAATAGTTATTAAAGAAAATGTTTGTAGCCGCTCTATCAGTTGTGTCCATATCAGTACTCCAGGTTCCAAAATACATACTGGTATTATTTGATTGTCTAGCACTTCCAGCAGAAGACCCAGTGCCATATAAAATTGTTCGAGAATAATTACTGCCCGTATCACCATTGACTTGCACATAATGTGCATATCGGTCATTTGCTGACATAGCAAAATTTGTAACAATAACTAAATCAGTATAGGTACTTGGAATAGAACTAAAGGTGACTGATGCTGCTGCTGTGACTAAAGTCTGCGTAGCAATAGGTTCATAAGTAATAGCCATTTATTATTCCTTAATTCCGTATAGTGCAAAAGATGAGTGTTGGGATATATTTGCTCCATTTTGAGAAAGCAAGTTAATAGAAGTTATAGCCACTGGAGTAGTTGGCATCCACAAGACTGAGCCTAATGTCATATATCCACTGCCGTTTAAATCAATTCCTCGCAAAGCCCTGGTTGTTTTATTTTTTACAGTAGATGTGTAATCTAAAATATCCATAACACCACCCGTAAAAGCATTTGCTGCATCTGCTGATGTTGGCACCAAGAAACCTGCTGGTTGGTTACTCAGTCCATATCCATCAGAGTAAGCACCTGAGCCGTCACCCTCAAGACGACGGCTATAATAATTGGCACCTGTGTCTCCATTAAAATTGATAATGATATTATCGAGAGATGAACCTCTATTTGTTCTTCCAATTATTCTTAATTGTAAATGAGAATAAGTTTGTGGTATTGAAGAAAAAGTCACAGATGATGCACCACCACTACCAACAGTTACAGTAGCAATAGAGTCAAATGAAGGTGGCATATAAGCAGCATTACCAACTAGTAGTGAGCCACTTTTAGTTTTGTTTTTAATACTGATAACAGCCATTAGAAAGTTATGCTCCCGCTTCCAGTAAATGTATAAATTGTATTTCCACCAGTTTCAGTTCTACTCGGAGAACCTGTAGTAGATGCCGCTGTAATTGAGCCAGGTATACGCATAATAACTATTCCTGAGCCACCACTTGCACCTGGTGAATATGGATTTGTAGCAGTTCCTGCACCGCCTCCGCCTCCGCGATTAGCGGTTCCTGCTTCTGCTGCAGCACCTGTTCCATCAGCGCTTCTACCGCCACCACCTGTTGGTGTTGCTCCTGAACTTGAACCACCTGTACCAGTACCGCCACCTGCATAACTTACTGATGAGCCTGAAATAGATGAAGAAACTCCATCACCTGGACCTGATTGAGTGGTTCCTACGCTACCTGCACCTCCACCACCACCGCCAGTATATCTTCCAGCAGTTCCACCAGCACCACCTGCGTAGCCTTGATTAGCAGTTCCAGCACCACCAGCAGCGCTAAAGTTTGCTGCACCACCACCACCTGAACCACCTAAATAACCTGGTTGTGGAACGCCGCCCACCATCCATCCACCATTACCACCACCAGTAGAAGTAATTGTTGAAAATACAGAATTGTTTCCAGGCGTTGGATTTGGACCACCGCCGTTTGCGCCTCCGCCAATGCCACCTGCACCAATAGTTACTGTGTAAGAAGTGCCAGGTGTAAGTGATAATTTAGATTCTAATGAACCACCACCGCCTGTTGCGGTTACAGTTGAACGCATACCACCAGCGCCACCACCACCTGCGTAGCCTTGACCTGTTTGTGCATTACCACCACCACCGCCTCCAGCAACTACAAGATAATCAACACTTGCTACTGGATTAAAAGATGTATTACCAACAAGGAGACTGCGACTAAACGCTCCAGTCTTAAGACTTCTAATAGCCATTGTTACTCCTTAGAATGTAATTGTGCCTGAACTAGTCCATTGATAAATTGTATATCCACCAGATTCTGTTCTAGTAGGTGAACCTGTCGTAGATGCTGCCGTAACTGAACCAGGTGTGCGAATAATAACAATACCACTACCACCTGCACCGCCTAATTTATCTCCATTGTTTACAGATGCTCCACCTCCACCGCCACCAGTGTTAGCAGTACCAGGAAAACCGTCTTGATTTGTACTTGCTGCACCGCCAGCGCCACCGCCAGCAGTTGCTGTTCCACCCCAACCACCACCGCCACCGCCTGCATAACTAGCAGAAGCGCCTGATATAGAAACTGCTACACCAGCGCCGCCTGTTCTTGCAGAACTTCCAACGCCACCAGCACCACCGCCACCGCCTGATGATGTGTTGCCTGCAGATGCTCCACCTGCATAACCTTGATTGGCAGTTCCACTTCCAGGAGTGTTGTATGGCGCAAAGTTAAATGCACCACCACCAGAACCTCCAGAATATCCACCACCACCTCCACCACCAGTTGATGTAATTGTGGAAAATACTGAGTTGTTCCCATTAGTCCACTGTGCACCACCTGCGCCAATAGTAACTGTGTATGCAGTACCTACTGCTAAAAAAAGTGCAGATTCTAATGAACCTCCACCACCTGATGCTGTTACTGTAGAGCGCAATCCACCTGCGCCTCCGCCTGGAGCAGCATAGGCTCCACCTGAACTAACTCCTGAACCACCACCACCGCCTGCAACAACAAGGTAATCAATTGAAATCAATCTAGGATTACCAACAAGTAAACTAGATGGAGAGACTACGCCAGTCTTAAGACTAGAGATTGACATTAGACCGAAGCCTCGTCTCCAAACGCCTGGAAAGCAACGTTTGCTGTAGAAGCGTAGACTGATAGTACATCTGTTGTTGCAAGAGTTAGACCTACTGTAATGATTGTTGAGTCAGATGCTCCTACAGTGATGTCGTATCCAATGTAGTGCTGGTTAGCAATTGATGCACCTGCTGGACGTACTGCTAGTCTAAATGTTGCAGCAGTTGATGTTAGGTTAGCAACTGAGATAGATGAGACTACCGCTTCCTTCGCAGAAGGAACAGTGTATAGAGTTGTAAGTGTTGTTGCAGATGGGTTTACTTGCCCAAGTACTTTCTTTGCCATTGTTTATATCCTTTGCTTAGGCACCCATCAGCATAAATACTGACGGTGTAGGGTCGGTTACGATTGATGCCCACGCAGCGGCTGTTCCGTTGGTGGTCAAATATTTTCCTGAGTTACCAGTCTGTGATGGTAGTGCATCTACTGCACCCCAAGATGAAGCGGTTCCATTAGTGGTTAAATACTTTCCAGAGTTTCCTGTTTGGTCTGGAACTACATAGACGCTTGATGTATCAAGAGATACTGTCACAGCACCTGATGTTCCTCCACCAGTTAATCCTGTGCCAGCAGTTACGCCAGTAATATCTCCAGGGTTGGCAGCAGCCCATTCAAGACCTGTTGCTGTTGCTGAGTTGACGCTAAGTACATAACCATTAGTTGCTGCAACTGTTAGTGGGCTAAAAGCATCTAGCCCTGTACCTACTAGTAAGTCACCCTTAGCATCAAATGATGCGGCAACTGCAGCAGCAGCCGAGGCTGCACTAGCAGCAGCGCTTGTCGCTGATGTTGCTGCGGAAGTTGCCGATGTGGCTGCAGCGGTTGCTGAGTTAGAAGCGGATGTAGCACTTGTTGCTGCAGCGGTTGCGCTAGCAGCAGCAGCACTTGTAGATGCCGCTGCAGATGCAGCAGATGTCGCAGCAGCAGTTGCACTGGCTGCAGCGTTAGCCTCTGATGTAGCAGCAGAACTTGCAAAACCTGCAATTGTGGCTACAGAGTTAGCAGCAGTGGTTGCACTTGCTGCAGCAGATGTGGCTGATGTAGACGCTGCGGTAGCCGATGATGCAGAACTTGTTGCAGATGTTGCTGCAGCAGTTGCTGACGCTGCTGCTGATGTAGCAGAGGTTGATGCCGCCGTAGCAGAAGATGCCGCTGCGGTAGCACTAGATGCTGCTGCAGTTGCACTAGAGGCTGCAGCGGTAACGCTTGCTGCCATAGTTGAAGCAGAAGTTGCTGCAGAGTTAGCAGAAGTTAAAGCAGATGATGCGCTAGTTGAAGCGGCGGATGCAGAGGCTGCAGCACTAGTTGCGCTAGTTGCTGCTGCTGTTGCACTCGATGCAGCACTTGCAGCGCTTGTTGCTGCTGCTGCTACCTGAGCATCTGCAAAGTCTTTGCGTACTGCATCACTTGCAAGTGTTGGTGTAGCAAGGTTTGTAATCTTGAACCCACCAGCATTAAGCGCATCGCCCATAGTCTTGTTGGTAAGTGTCTGGGCTGCGTTAGCAATTACTACTGTACCAGTTGTATTAGGTAGGGTAATTGTATTATCTTGAGTTGGGTCTACTACAGTAAGTGTTGTCTCAAAGGCATCTGGTGTTGCACCTTCGAAAACAATGCTTGCATCTACGCCAGCACCAGAGATGCTTGGGTTAGTAATAGTAGGTGCTGTTAAAGTCTTGTTAGTAAGAGTCTGAGTCTTAAGTGTACCTACAACGTCACCTTCGCCTGATGCAATACCGTGCATTGTGTGAGCACCAGTACCATCGTTGTATCCACCAGTCGCCTCGATGTGAAGGTTGGCTTCGCGTAAATCACGACCAATCATCATATGGCGAACAGCAGCACCAGCAGAGTGAGCCTGTCCAGTACCAGCATTTTCAATACCACGGGTGATTGTTAATACGTTAGTACTAACAACCGTAACATCTACAATTTCTTCGAGTGCTGTATCTGGGTCAATGACAACAGTAAATGTTGTACCAGCAGGTACTGACTGTCCACCAAGGAGTGCTGAGCCAGATACCACAGTGCAACTAGTTGCTGAGTCTGTGAGGTTCGCAGCCAGTGTTGTTTGCTGGGAGCGTGAGGAATATTTTCTTGTTGTCATTTATTTACCTATCGGCTGTAGTGAACGCGGATTGGATACTGGGCTTGCTGTCTTGCTGTTTCTTCATTAAGGCGTTGTGTATAGAGTGCATAGAGTTGCTTCGTTGCACTCTGTGATGCACCAAACGGACGCTTACTATCTGTCTCATCAGCCTGAGGACTTACTTGAGCAGCACGTGCTGGGTCTAGGTAAGTCAACAAACGATAAGAAGCACCTAGAATTACAACATCGCGTGTTGAATCAGGTAATCCTGTTTGTGTTGCATAGTCTTGTGAGTTAGTTGTAAATGGAACTGGGTCAGTTGCATATACAACCTTGACTGTACGACCTGGTTGAACAAAGTCGCCAATTGTTACTGTCTGTGCTCCAGCACCAAATGCTGTAGTAGAAGCCAATGAATCCCAAGACCAACGACGGATTGGGAACCATTCTTCTGATGGTCCAATGTCTTGCCACATAATTGTCATAATGTTGTGGATACCAAGATTGTTAAATGGGTATGTAGTCTGGGCTGCATTAAAGGTAAATGATGTTGTCTTGACAGCAAAGATAGTAGAGCCAAAGGCTGCGATAGTATCGTTGATTGCTTTCTTGATAACATAGCGTGGGAATGTAGGCGTGATAGTAACCTTAGCCCCAGCGGTGTGTGCTGCTGTTGTTGTACCTAAGTAGCCACGACCCCAAGGTGGAACGGTTGCTGTATTAGATACGCGGTCAAAAGAATCTAGCCAGATTAACTCTTCGTTGATTTCAATAGTACCCTTACCGATATTGTCGGTAGAGGCTAACTGAAGAATAGTTGGGTTGGCAATAGTCGATGGTGTATCAGTAACGTTTTCAATGATGTAAGTTGCTCTATCCTGCTGGTATGTATAACCTGCAAGATTGATAAGCACTTCATCAATCATACTTTCAAGTGTTGGCATTAGATAGTCCTTAATGCTGCAAGAGCAGATAGTCCAGTAGTAGACGCTAGTTCATTGCAGATAGCGTTAAGGTTTTTAAAGTTATTAGGTTGACGGTTTGCATCAGCCTTGTAGTTAAGGGCTGCAATTAAGCCCTTGCCTGTTGTCCCAGCCCAAGCATTGGCTGCACCTTGTGATGCCTTGAATGCTGTCATTAATGGATAGTCTCCACCATTAGCCAAACGATTAAGTTCAGCAGTCATTGATAAACCAGGAATGCTTGCCATTAGTTAGCCCTTCTTTTTACTGCTGCGTTGTCTACTAAGTTTGGGTAAGGTCGACCTGCTGCCTTAGCCCTAGCCTTTGCCTTAGCCTTTTGTGCTGCAGTCAAAGGTGTTGATTTCTTATTAGGATTCTTCTTGTCCCAGAATGCTTTCTTTTTCACCACTTCACCTTGTCTGCCCAGTAGGCTGCTGACATCTTTCCTCTAGCAATATTCTTTGCGTGTCTAGCCTTAAACGATGCTTGACGCTTTGTAGGCTGCCTATCTCCAGTAACGCCCTGTTGACCAAAGCGAATAGTCTTAACCTGGTTACCTTCTTTAGCCACAACAACGTGTGACTTCTTAGGGTGATTCGGTGTACGCTTAGGCTTGTTAAAACCTGATACTCCTGCTCGCTTTAGTCTTGGGTCCATTATTTTTTCTTCGCCTTCTTAACTGTCTTTTTCGCTTTCGACTTGCCTGCTTCAGAGAGAGCAATAGCCACAGCCTGCTTACGAGATTTAACAACTTTGCCACCTTTACCAGAGTGAAGTGTTCCCCGCTTGAACTCGCCCATTACTTTCTGAACTTTGTTCTTCATCGTGTGCCTTTGCCGCCCTTAAAGCCTGGAATCTTTGTAACGTCATAGTTATACTTTTCCATAAGTAAGCGGTAAGCCTTGTCTTCTGCGGATTCTCCGCGAAGCATACGAGCACGCTCAGTTGCACGTAGACGGGCATCATCTGCGGTCTTGTCACGAACAGAGTTGTCTTAGGCTTTGGTGCTGCTTTCTTCTTGCCAGCATCGTACTGAGCCTTTAACTTATCAAGTTGTGCCTTCAGACGCTTCTGGTCTGCAGGAGTTTCAGCGGTATCGATTAACCAAGAACGCTTGTTCTGGTATTCGTCATATGTCATTGGCATAATTACTTCATCTTCTTCTTAGCGACTTTTTTAGCAACCTTTTTGGCGGTACGCTTCTTCATACCCTTTTTCATTTCCATCATCTTCTCAGACTTGGATTCCATCTTCTCGCCAGCGGCGTAAGCCTTTGCTGCTTTGCGACCTGCTGGTGTGTATGGGAACTTCTTATCTCCGACCATTGGCATTATATTACTCCTACTTCCTTGAGTGCTTCTACGGATTTTTTATTTATATCTCTTGCTTTAGGCATAACGTTTGCATTGTAAGGTTTGTTGAGAACCTCACTAGCCGTATATGCTTCTTGAATATGCCGATGAGTTGTGCCTGCTGGTTGCATACCCTGAGCACGAGCCTCTTTGTATGCGTTCAGTTCGCCAGTCCACTTCTTGTCAGCGATTGGTCTTGAAGCATCTCCTGGAGATAACTCAAGAGTTCCTATTTTGCAACCAAAACAACCTTCAACATACTCAGGATGTTTTTGCTTTTGATGTAAATTCATTTGTCCCTACACTTCTGTAAAGTTTGCCTCTGTGACTCCAACTCCACCAGCAATCAATGCTGCCTTTGTTGCATCACTTACTTCGTAGTTTCTTCCACCTTGATACAACTCTTGAAAGGTTGGTAAGTCTGAATCAAGGATGTATCTTTGCTGGGAGTAAACTCCGTTTTGTTTTACAATGGAAACACCTACATCTAACTTGTAAAAGTAGAATAGGCGTGAGCCACTGCCAGATGGACCTTCCTCTACGGTTGGTGTCTTGAATAGCCAAGTAGCCATTAGTCCTCCTTAGTGAACTTACTGATGAGCAGAGGTTTCCCTCTGCCCACCCGTCAATTAACTACTAGAGAGCAGCGATTGATGAACCTGACTCAAGGCGGTATAGAGCCTCGTCACGGTAGATTGCAAAGCCGAGTACGCCGTACCAACCCATTGGGCGGAAACGCATCAACTTATCTGTTACGTTACCAATGACAACGTGTGGTTCTTCGGCAACAGCCTGAGCCATTGCTTGCTTTCCAGCCACGATTGTATTGAATACGCGAGTTACTGGTGTAACTGTGATTGTTGTTGATACTGTAACTGCAGCAGAGTTAGCAACGTCAACAGTAAATGTTGTTGTTGAACCTGATGTTGAGATAGCAGTAATCTTAGCGCCTGAACCGACACCTGTTCCTGCAATCTTGTCGCCAACTTCAGCGCGTGTTGCGATAACAGATGTTGAAGCAACGCCGAATGTGAATCCTGCTGAAGTTCCTGCAACTGTTACTGCTGTTGTTGCTAGTGCTGACTGGTCTGCACCAGTCTTAGCGTTGAACAAACGTGCTGATTCTACGTAGAATGCACCTTCGTACTGTCCAATTTCTCCAGCGTAGATTTTGTCTACATCAGAGTAATTGTGTGGGTCGCGCCATCCTGCTGCGCCTGTCTCTGCACGTAGGTCGTGTGAAACTTCTGGGTGAATACCTGTCCAGTATAGTGAACCCTTGCGGTATGCAGCCTTGTTAGCACGCAACTTTGCAACAGCCTTGCGGATGTCTGCTGAGTCTAGTGTTGCAGCAGCAGTGATTGTTGCTGTTGATGTCGCTGTTGAACCACCGTAGATTACGTTGCTTCCTGAGCGTAGTGTTGTCATTGCAACCTGGTCGATTGAATCTGCAAGGTTGAATGCGATGATGTTAGCAATTGCTGGGTCTACATCTGCTAGAGAGAATAGTTCCAACGCACGTGTTACAAGAACAGAGTTACCGTACTCGTTAAGAGTAATTGTAACTGTGTTAGGTGTTGACAATGCAACTGCATCTGGGTCAACTGTCTCTGTTAGTGTGCTTGTTGCTGCTGTTAGGTCCTCGTACTTTTGTAGTACTACTGTTGAACCTGGGATTGATTGCTGTGCTGGAGTCTTGTCTGCGACTGAACGAATTAGTGGCTCTGAACGGAGAGCGAATTCTAGAAGACGGTCATACGCCTTCTGTACAAGACCTGCACCGCCGACGGTACCTCCGAGAGAAGTACTGCCTGTGGATGTATATGCGTTAGGCATATGCGGTCACCTCCAAGTGACTATGAACGGATATTATTGTTGTGAGCGAAGAATTGCCAGAATGTCATCTTCAGACGTTGCCTGTTGCATTCTGTATTCAATATCGTTTGCTCGGTCAGGGGTCATAGCATTTTGGGTAACCAAGTCCTGGTTGCGTAATGCAGCGCGGTCTTCTTGTGTTATTCCTGATGCCTCTTCGTTAACCGTTAGTCCGAACAAGTCTGCATTATCATCGAGCCAGTTAGAAACTGATTCTTCGTTAATATCATCCAAGTCCTTCATTACTAAACGGGCTGCTTTAAGATTGACGCCCTTCTTTTCTAGTGTCGACTTAACAATTGCCTCACGCTGCGCCTTGGAAAATCCCTCAAGTTGCTCAGTAAGTTCCTTGATACGCTTCTCGTCTGCACGCTTGGCTTTTCGTAACTTTTTAAGTAAGTCACTTCCATCCATCGGTGCTTCTTCGATTGTATCTAGGTCATCGTCTTCGTCGTCCCAGTAGTTGTTGCTCATAGCAACGCCACCCTTCTATTCGTAGTTAGTTCGCAAGCCTCAGATACCATTCGGGGAAATGGTCTGGCTCTTACTCCCAGTCTTTTACGCTGGCGGGGCTGGTCGGTCCGCTCAGGATTCTATTTATATTGTTCTGCTTTGACCAAGGCTTTTCGAGCCTATAGTTCCTGCTTTGCCACCAAAGCGTCCAACTTCAGTTTCACTTAACTGTTCACGAGCACGCTTAGCAGATGCTAATCCACCAAAGACTTCTTGCTCTGCTTGTAATCTTGTGTAGTCCTGACCGCCAGTAATTGATGATAAGAACTCTGAACGAGGTGCAATTGTTGCAATTTGTCCGTAACCCTTTTGTGCTTCTTCTTTTGTGATTCCTAGTGAAGCAAGTTCTTCTAGACCCATACTTCCAGTTGTTACGTTTCCGAATACATCTGAAGCCTTTGTCCCACCAGCAAGGCTGGTATCTAACTTCTGAGCAAGAGCGGCTCCGCCGATTTCAGCAATCTGTACCTTACGTTGTAGTGCTGGCAATCCATCCTTAGGATTTAGCATTGCACCAACTAGGTCGCCAGTTGTAAGTTCTGGGTAGTTTCTCTTAAGGATTGCCTTAGTATTAGCATCAGCGTTTTGCACTCTGTTAACTGCTAATGCAATGCGGTCAGTTACTTCAGTTGCTGATACATCTCCTGCAATAAAAGAACTCATTAAAGCATTGCTAGCAAGATTGCTTACGCCATAAGACTGAAAGATTTGTGCATAGGCACGCTCTGCGCGAAGGTAATCTGCTGCATCAATCGCTGGCTTGCCAGCAGCAATGCGTTCTTTGTTTGCAGGAAAGCGCTTTTGAAATGCAACCGCTAATGGGTCTGTACTATTAGGGTCTTGCATAATCAACTTAATTGTGTCAGTTGTATAGCCACGCTTAATAGCGTTGGTTATAGCATCTGATAGGTCACCAATACCTAGTGATGATAGGAATGCCTTAATACCTGCGACAGCATCAATCTGTTCTGTGCTTAAACCAGTAGTGTTGAAACCTGTTCCAGTTCCTGTTCCTCCAGTGCCTGTACCACCTGTACCGCCAGTGCCTGTGCCTCCAGTGCCACCAGTACCAGTACCGCCAGTACCTGTTCCACCTGTTCCAGTTCCTCCAGTACCGCCTGTTCCTGTACCGCCTGTTGCTCCACCAGCAGAACCAGCAGTTGCACTTGGTGTTCCGTCAACGCGGTTGCGTCCTGGTTCCCATCCTGAAGCCTTAGAGCCAACAAGTGGTGAACCAATAGGCATTACAATCTGGTATTCACCATTAACGCCACCAATCCACTTAACAACACCACCACCTGCTTTTTGTTCTGCAGACATAATTGGCTTTGCTGCTACTGCTTGAGCATTTGCGATGCGTTGTTCAGTTAAATCTTGGACATTAAGTTGACCTAATGCATTAATATTTTCTGCAGTAATACCGCGTGCAGCGCGTAGGTTATTAAGAGTATCTTTAAATACATCTACTGACACAGGCACTGCTGCCATAGCAGCGGCACGCGCTGCTGCAGATGACTCTGATGCCGAGACAGATAAGTTAGTAGGAGTTGCTGCTCTATCCGCCTCTTCTGCTTTTCTAAAAGATGCAACAGATGAAACTGGGACAGATGGTACGACTGTAGTTGCAGGCGCTGGAGTTGAAGGTGTAGGCTCAAAATCTCCGCCGCCGTCAATCATCATATCTGTATTTCTAGCCATTATCCAACCAATCCAAAAGTCTCAGCAAGGTTAAGTGCTGCAGTTGATAGTGAGTCCTGAGCATTCTTTGTGTATGACCACTTGGGGTCATTTCTTAATGAAATCTGATAATCGTATAAACTCTTAAGACCCTTTGTTGAATCACCTGCGATGTCACTTAATGTAGAGATATCAATAAGGTCTGGGTCTTCTTCTAGGATAGTTGCTCTAGCCTGAAGGTATGGACTTAGCAATTGCTTGACTGTGTACCCTGCATCTATCTTGTCAGATAGCGCTGGGAAGATTGTCTTAGCCTGAATACGGATAAGGTCAAGGTTTGACTTTAACTTGTTAGGGTCAAGTGCTGAGTCTAATGCTGTCTTGTATAGAGAATCAGGTGTAATCTTAAGACCATTATCAGCATACGCCCCACGAAGGTTTGTTAATGCTAAGCCAAAGGTTCCCCTCTGTAAAGAATTAATAGCATCCTTGTCACCCAACTCAGCCTTAGCAATCTTTGATGCAGCATATTGCTTGATGTATTTCTCCATCAAGTTAGTGCGCTCTTGTTCTGATACCCCGTATGTACCAACTTTAACTCCACCTATCTTGGTGGTCTTGGTTGTACGAGATAGTTCAAGTTTCTTTAACTCTTCGCGGTAGGCATTGATAACTTCTTTAGGAGCAGCCTCACCAAATACAGTTGAAAACTCTTCCTGGATGTCAGCCAATGCTGATGCAGAAGATGTTACGTTTGCACTAGGAAGTTTCGCCTCAACGTCAGCAGCAGCAGAACCTGCGTACTCTGACTTAAGGTATGTAATTCCCTCATCCAATGTCTCAGCATCAACGCCACGTTCCTGTTGGTTTTGAATAACTCGTATGATTGCGCCAGCAAACTGACCTTTGAGGTCAATCTTTCCATTAACAACATAGTTCTTTGGTAGCAAACCAAGACTCTTAAGGGTTGTCTGGTAACGCTTAATAGTTGCAGAGTTAAGATTCTTATTAAGCCATTGCTTAATACCATTGCGGTCTAAGTACTCAACTCTTCCTGGAGTTCCAGGTACTGTTACAGTCTTTAGTTCTGAACCAACATACTTCTGTGTTGTTCTGTCAGGTGTTCCAGGAATATAGATTGGATATACGCCAGCAGTGTACTGACCTGATGTTGAACCACCAGAAGATGCCCCAGATGAGACTATGTTTACAGATGCGTCAGCGTCGTTAGTATCAATTACAGATTTGTCAACCCCAGCACCTGGTGCTTCATTAGGCTTTTTAGGGTCTGGATACCAGGCTACGTAGCCGTCGCCATCCTTATCTTCGTATTTGCCCAACTTATTCTCCAATCAATGGGTCGAAGATAGTCCAATAAAGAGCCTGTGCATTTGGATTATCTTTCGCAATTGTTACTAATGTATCTTTAAGGTCTGCTCTAATTTCTTTTCTACGGAATTCAGCAATCGCAGTTGAGCCTTGATTGCTGCGTAGGTTTGTTTGACCAGCATCATAGACACCAATCATTGCTGAGAACACCTTAGATAACTCAGCGTTAGGTGCCTTGTTAGAATAGATAAGGTTACGTAGGTCATCTAGTGCATCCTGCTTAGGTTGCTTTGTTCCTTCTTGTGTTCCCAAGTATGTCTTGAGTAGAGGATAAGCAACCTTTAAAGCATTCTGTGCATTTGTAAGGGATGTCCGTAGCCCTCTTTTTTCAACAGGGTTCTTTGCGTTAGCAATCTTCTCGTTGTAACTGTCAGATATTTCGTAGTACTTCTTACGTGCATCGGCTGTAGAAGCCTCCATTAGGAAGTCTTCTAGGGTCTTGTTCTTAACAAATCCCTGAGCCTTTAGATATGCATAAGATTCGTAGTCATTTGTACCACTAATTGGAATAAAGAATGATGCACCCTGCTTATGCTCAAGCAAAAGTTCTTTATTCTTCTTTACAAAGTCTGCTGCTTCATATGTCTTTTGGAAGTTAGCCTCTGTTCCAGCAGTTGTCTTTGCCACAGTAAATACCAGTTTAGATGGGTAGATTTTAGCAAATTCAACCAATGCTTTAGAGAAAGCCTTTGGGTCACCTTCGTGACGCTTGATAAACTTCTGGAATTCTGAGTCCCAAGTAAATACTCCAGCGTTAATAAGGTCCTTAGGGACGTCTTTGTTAGCAAACAACTGAACAGATGCTGGTGCACCTAGCCCAGTTACAAAGCGGATAGCCTGTACGTTGATTCCTTGGATAGTTGCATCTCTTAAGAACTTATCAATATCAGATGGCTTAGTAGGTCCATTGCCGTTAGCAATGTTCATCTTCATAGCCTGGATGATTGCAGAGAATCGGTAGTCTGCTGTTGCAGAACCACCGTAGAAGATATCTCCTAGGCGTTGAGCGTTAGCAGGTAACAACTTACGCCATAGTGGGGCATCAACATTGTATGAACCAGTGACAACTCCCTCTGCACCCTTAATATATTGTCCAATATATGGAAGGTTTTCAAACAGTGCAAAAGAAAGCGATACTAAAGGTCCACCAAGACGAGGTGCTGCCGACTGTGGGTCAAGTGATGGCGTAAGCATCTTGACTTTACCACCAAAGTTAATTGGTAGTGGCTGTGAGCCACCCATACCGAATGCTCTAAGTAGAGTTTCGCCTAGAACGACATTGAGAATGTCATCTCCTGGGTAGGTAAAGTACAACTCGCCCTTGTCATCTGTGTGCACAAAGCCTGAGTTCTCGAAAGACTGGTTAGCAATCGCAAGACGCACAAGTGCACGCTTCTCATACTTACCAATTCTTGCTACGCGACGGTAGAAGTCTTCGGTTGCTCTGTAATAACGACCAAATGTGCGAAGATTGAAAGCAAGGTTTGTACGAACATCTGAGTTATCGACATATCCGAGAGTTCTTGTACGGGCTGCATCTAGCGCTGTGTCGTGTGCAGCCAATCTTGCCATTGCTTCAGCAGTCTCGTCACTAGCACCTGCCGCTAAAGCGTTTCTTTTGATTAATTCTTGATATGGTCGTAGGTCATCACGGAACATTACATAGTTTCCAAGCGTAATTGGCTCTCTGTCTAGCAGAGCAATTTGCTTTCCTACCCAACCATAGCCATTATTAATAACTCTGTAAATCGCTTGCTCAGGATTTCCTGCTCCTAGTGGAATAATTTCTTTTCCAAGAATAGCGCGAGGACGTGCCCAGTCAACATCGTACTTTACTAGGTCATCTAGCGTAAAGTTTTGCATACCACCCTTGTCACGGATAGCCTGAACCAACTTCTTGTTTATGCGACCTGAAGAATCACGAAGTGCGTAAGTACTATCTGCGTAAATTCTACGTGCTAGACCCTCTGAACCTTCTGATGCGTAAATAGCAAACTTTTTTGCAAGTTCATTTCCAGGTCCATCGATATATTCACGAAGTAGGTTAACAACTGTGTCTTCGTTTTTGTTTACATTCCACAAAACGATATTTCCGAATTGTCCGTTACGAGCACCTACTGTGTTATTGAGTTCAAAGAACCAACTAAGTAGGAACTTGTCACTGGTTGCACCAATTTCTGTAAATTCCTTGCCAAACTTTAGACCCTTCATTGACTCTACAATATCTAGATTGTATGCAATTGATGGACCAAACTGCCTTAGGCTATTTGCTGTCTCTTCAACCTCTGAAACTGTGCGCTCTGCGCGATAAGATGAGCCATTGATGTCATCAAGAACTGACTTGCCGTTAAAGCGTGCAAAATCTTGAGTATAGTCAGCCAAGCGAGCACCTGCTGCGGTCTCAAACAAAGAAGGCTTAAAGCGGTTCTTAATTACTGCATTAGCAACCGCAATACCTAGCGCTTCTGGGTCATCCGCCATAGCAATTAACTCATCTCTTGAGTAATGCTTGCGTGTAATCTTGTAAAGATTGTTGTAAATGATTCCAAGATTTGGAGTTTCAACTTCTCTTTGACCAATAATTGTAGTTTTTCTACCAGGCAGACGGGCTGCGCGAATCTCGCGGGACATAATGCGTCCCCTGAGGTAGTTACCAAACCCTTCGGAACCAGCAATAATTCCGTACATTCCAACTTCTTCAATGGTAGTACGGATACCAAGGCGTGGATAAAGGTTACCGAAAGACCAAGCATCTGTTACGACGCGAGCAGTGTAAGAATCACTAACTTTGCCCATAATTGCCTTGGTTACACCAGAGCGTGCAGCAAATCTGCGCCATTCATCTAGTTGAGGTAGAGCGCGAGACTGGTTCAGTTGGTACTGACGGACAGCAAACTGTTGTCCATTCATCTCAGCGGCATTAAATCTACCAAGGTCAAGTGCATTTTCTGCTTCGATTTCTTCAAGTCGAGCAACACTCAACTCATCTTCAACTTTGCCAGATGTCTTCTTGAGTTGTAAGTAGGACTTCTTAACCTTAAAGAATCGTCCACCAATAATCTTTAGTTGCTCATCTAGTGCTTCAACGAGTTCTAGTTCGCCAGCCTTTTTTGCATCGCTCTTTGCTGTGCGAAGTACTCTGAGTTGCTCTGCAAGGTCATTCATTTCCTTACCAACTGAGGCAAGAAGGCGATTAGCCTTGCCCTCTGCAGTAAGTGTATCTGTTGCTTCCTGAACAATTCTACGAACTCCAGATGGAACCTGTCCACCCTTTGTAGATACTGTTCCAATAGCAGCAGCCAAGTCACCTAAATCAAGTGCACTCTGGTTAACTGAGTAAAGTTCAGTAGAGAAATCATCAATACTTGAAAGAATCTTTAGACCCTCTTCAGTATGGTCAAGACCCATACCGTAGCCAATTGTCTTTAGAAGACCCTTGTACATAATTAAGCGCTGACCTTCATCAGCCTTAATCCAAGCACCACGGAAATCAGATGCACCGCGCTTAGATACGCCAGTTGCACGAACAAGTCTGTAAACCTGATTAGCACTGCTGTCATCGCTAATGCTAATAATGCGCTCCATAGAAGGAGCAATGCTGAATTGTTTTACAACTCTGTCAATTCTTGCAGATACTCTTAAGTCGCGTGGAGTGTACTGAACAACTTCAACGCCACCAGGACCTTCAACTCGACGGAGTTCTTCAACACCAACCTTGTTAGCCCAAGCAAGTGGGTTTGCATCGATTAGTCTTGCAAATTCATCTACTGTAGTAAGACCCTGTGCTGTGTTTTCGAAGCGAGTGGTTCCCAATAAGGAAGAAAAAACATCCTTAACTGAGTCTTTAATCTTGCGAGTTACAGTGTAACGAGGGATAAGTGGTGTGCGAGAATAGGCAACATCACCGCGCATCAATGCGCTGATTATCTTTCCATCTGTAAAATAATTCAGTGCTGATTCAGCATCACGAACTCCCGCTTTAGCGAGGTCATCAATTACATCGTATGAGAGTTCTTTGTATCTATCTTGTATACGAGTAAGGGCTGCGCCTGACTTTTGGAAATCATCGCTACGGAAATCATCTAATAACTTTCCAACTCTGTTCCAGTATCCCTGTACATCACCACGCTGCCAAGCCTTTTGCAGGTCGTTGCTATCTACTCCAAGTTTAATCAAACCAAAACGCGCAGCATCGACGCTACGCTTCGCCTTACCACCAAGAATCAATGGGTCTAAGCCGAATGTTACGGTAAGGTCAATACCGCCTGAAATGGTGTTAAAGAATTTTGACGCAGCACCGTCACCAAGAATTGCACGCTCTGCAGCGTATGGAAACAGTTCAACTAAAGAACGGGTGATATCTCTTCCTGGGCTAATCTTAGCCTTAGAGTATCGTGCAACTGCTTCGCCAATAAGTTTATTAGCCTCTTCATCACCAGATGTATAGCGAGCAATAAGTGAAACTATCGCTGGGTTATCTGAGTATGTGTCAAAAGCGTCAACAATATCTTTTCTACTTGCAAGCAACTTACCGACTGCTTGAACATCTGGAGTAAACATTGTGTCAATTTTTGCAACTTCAGAGTTGTCGTAAACATTTTCCTTGTCGGAAGCCTGTTCCCAATACTTCATAAAGTTTGTTGCATTGTCAGTGCTGCGAGCATCGCGTCCGCCAGGCAGCAACTCTTTTGCACCCTCAAGCAAGAATCTTCCATAAACTCCAAAGGAGTCAATGCCTTCTTCTTCTGCAAGTTTTTGTGCAGTGTAAGGTTGTTTGATAAGTTTTTCTTGTGGACGAACAAGTGCAGCAGCAACCTTGCCAACAGGAGTCTTAACTGGTTCTGTTTCTAGAATAGTCTTTCCAGTTGCAAATGCTGCTTTAAGGATTGTTGTATCAATCTTGCCTGGGCTTAAAGATACAACTTGCTTAATTAAATCTTTTGTTGTACCGCCACCGTACCAAACAGCGCTCTTGATGTTACCTAAAAGGTTGCTAAAAAATCCTTTATCTTGCTTTAGGTACTTAGGATTAAACATAGATGACAAAGCATCTTGAGTTGCATCAGGAAGACTCTGGTATCTGTTATATGCCTCATTCTGTGGCAAGGTAGATAGAGTCTTATGTAGGTTAGTAATCTCAACTAAACCAGCAAGACGATTAATTTCATTCTTTGTTGCACCAGAAGACAAAGCCGCTGTTGCTACACCAGGTGATAACGTCGCTACTGTAGTTATGTTTTTAGACATTAAAGACCTCTTGATACAACAAAGTCGTATAAGTCTCTGACATCTCCTGTTGGGTCAGCCTCTAACATAGAAGCAAGAATTTGTGAAAGGCTACGCTCCTGCGGCAATGCAAGGGCTTCTGAACCAGGACCTGCACCAAAGTCCATACCAGATGTTAATGGCTCGTCTGGGCGCTCTGTAGGGGCACTAAGAGGTGTAATCGGAGAGAGCATTGCTCCCATATCTCCGCTTGCTGGACCTGCTGAAACATTTGGATTACCAGCCATAGGAGCAGCGGTTTGCTGACTCATTGTTGCTTGACCTTGACCGTATGGAAGTCCAGCAATATAGCGTGCTGGTTGAGTTCCTTTTTGTCCTGCTCCACCTGTACCTGAAACATTTGCAGGATTGTTTTGAGGTGCAGTGGGGCGGAGTCCGCCTCTATTCTCAGGTGCTGTAGTCACTGGTCATCCTCTTCTTCTAAGAAAGTATCTTCAAGTTCACTGTTGTACTCTTCGGCTAAACGCATCATTCCTGCTGCATTCCAAGGAGTCATTGCTTCGCTAACTTCTGTATGAAGAAAGCGGTTGCCTTCGTAATCTGCCCATTCGGATATTAAAACCCAACCTGATGCGATGTAGTTCTTACCTGTGTTGTCTGTATCTACAAGAAGTCGCAATGCGTCTTCAATTGCTTCGCGGAATTCAGCACTCATTTCTTTAACTGAGTTTCTGTAATAAATGGTTCCGCTGTTTTGCTATCATTAAGTGCAGCGATAGATGCTGCTTGCTCAGGTGTAGCACCTGCATAGAGTGCACCTAGTGCGTAATCGCCACCAGTGCCTATTCCGTAGTAGCCTGATTCGCTACGAGAGACTGCAAAGTCACTATCAATCTCAAAGATACTACCATTGTATGCTATTAGCACATACAATTCAAAATCTTTATCTGGTGACTTTGTATCTAAAAGACCATAATCATTTAGTTGCTTTTTAAGAGATGGAACAACCTTACTAATCATAAACTGAAAAAGGTTATCTTTATCTTTAGCAACTGCCACAGGTGGCTTCCAAGTATGCAAGATAACTTGCAATGCTCGTACATCTCCTGCTGCTCCAATAATAAAGTTTCCGTTAGTTACAACTTTAACCATATCTGGATGAGAGTAAATCTTTGAGTCACCTACAACGCGAGAATCGCCAAGAACAACGCAGCGATTTGCGTACTCAACGCCAATAATCGTTGTCATTACGTCCCCTTTGTTTTTTACTGACTAACTCTTGTTGTTACTCTTCCGCCTGCTTTTCCTGAAGCGCTTAAACTTGCAAGAATTGTTTGGATATCAGGGGCTGGTGCGCCTTCTATAGGTTGACCTTCTGGAGCAATAGCGCCTCCTGCTGGAACGCCTTCGGGAGCAGGGGACATTTGCTCAACCATTTCTGGTGCCCCAGCAGGAGGAACTTGCTGCTGCGGAGCGAATGTGGCTTCAATTGCGTCTTCTAGTGCTTGACCCTTTTGACGAGCCTTGATAACCGCAGCAATCTTACGTACTACTTCTGAAGCATCCTGACCTTGTGTTGCCATCTGTGGGATGGCTTGTGTGTAGGCAGTAAGCGAACCAAGTAATGCGGCACGCATATCTTCAATTTCAATCTTCTCAAGTTCTTGTGTTACGTTCACAGTAAATGGAAGTTCTCTCATAGCCATATCTCGGCTGATGAGTTTTCCTCCAAGTGCTTGAAGCATAAAGATAAGACCTTGCGCTGGGTTAAGACCAGCAAGCATACCGTAGCGAACATCAGCAGAATAGTCACCCTTGATGTCTTTGGCTGGCTTGTATGTGATTTCATATGGAGAACCTGAATCTACTCCGCGAATTGTTTTTTCTTCTGGATACATACGCTCATCAACCTCAAAGCAAAGGCTGATGATGTCGCGTAGTGCCGCTGCAAAGATTGCTTGAGCAGACTTAACCTGGGTATCAAATGCACCCATAAGTGCCTGTACGCCTTGTCCAGTGACGATAGAGGCATCAATGTTACCTGTACGTGATTCAGGGTAACGAGTACCAACACGAAGTTCTTGGTTAAGTAATGTCTGCTCAGTAAATGCACCTTGGGGAAGTGTGAGTTCTACGCGGCGTACACCTGCTGGGTTTGCAGTACGGATAACTGCGTCTCCACCAAGTTGTAGTTCCTGTACATCCTGTGGAAGTACGATAGGAGCCTGAACAGATTTCTCTGCTGCTTCCATTGCAAGCAATGCAAAGCGATTGCGTAGTAACTGAATACCCAAGACGTCATCAAATTGTCCACGTAGTTCACCATCAACAGATGGCTTACGTGCAACAACAACCATCATCTTACCCATTGGGTTTTTAACCTTTGATAGAACTAGGTCTTGACGTGTTGGTAAGTAGATGATTGACTGGTCTTTGTCATAGTAGCGAATTAACTCAACCTCGTTATTAAGGTCTTGCTTGTAGCCTTGACCACCAAGCAATTCTCTTTCAAACTCTGGAAACTGAGTAACGAGTTCGCCCAATGTCATCAGGTATCTCTTAGCAAATGCCACACAGCGTCCATAGCGGTCAAACTCTGGATAGGAACCTATCGGGTTTTCTATGCGGATACGCGGCATCTTTGCTTCTTCGTCCAATTCAATAATGAACGGAACGAAACCATATGTAATATACCAATCTGCACCTGAGTACATTTGTACTGATAGGTCAGAATGTGAAAAATAATTTGATGCAATTCGAGTGCGCTTGTCTGCAAAGGCACGCGCTCTGTCGTTGACAGCGTTGGCTGCAGAGCAGTTGACCGCTGGTAGTGGTGCCATAACCTCTGAAAGGTCACGTGCCACAACATCAATGAAGTTAGCAACTACGTTGGCATCTACGCCATCTGGAAAGAAGTCAGGGTAAACCTGTGAGATTTGACCTTTACGGACAGCAAGGACGTCAAGGTTGCGAGCATCTCTCTCGCTATTACGGTAGCGCAAAGATTCTACACGCGCTGCCACCTGTTCCATTGATAATGCCATTGTTGTCCTAACGTAGATTTACAATTATTAACAACTCTGTTTTACAGAGTGTCGTGTGTTTCTCTAAAGAGTTCGTCTTTAATAGCCTTCTTAATTTTACTTATTGTAGATGGCTTTTTCTTTTTAGGAAGTTGAGGTCCTTGAATTTTTGCTGGACCCATCATACCGCCTTGCAATGGCTTGTAGATAGGTGCAACATTTTTTCCACCT